GGGGGAGGAGGAGGAGGAGGAATGGCATCTTCAGCCAGGTTGAACCTTCCGAAGTTCCTTCGGGAGACCTACAAGGACTATCGAGATCTGGCGTCGGAGACCTCGGATGCACTCCGCGGCCTCGGTCCGTACCTTGGTCCCTGGGCGGCGGCCATCGACCCGCTGCAGGAAGCTGGCATCGCGGCTCTCTCCGACGTGGCGGATGCGCGCCAGGGCGAGGCCAGGGCCATCATCGAGCTGGCGCAGCGGATGATCGACCCCAGCTACATGGACCCAACTCAGGACCCCGCCTTTGTGGCAGCTCTGGACGCTGCAGTGGGTCCACTGGAGCGGGCGCGAGCGCGGCAGCTTGCACGTGTGCGGGCCATTGCGGCGGGGAGCGGGGCGGACCTTTCCTCGCGGATGCCATTCGCAGAGTCCAGTGCCACCGCTCAGACGGACGAGCAGATGAAAGAGCTCGCTGCCATGATGACCCTTGCGGAGATCCAGTCTCGACGGGATGCCTCCCTCAAGGCGCCGGCCCTTTTTGGTCAGGGCTATGTCCTGGAGGAGAACCCTGGTCGGCTCATGTCAGAGCTGGGTGACTACCGTAGGGCGTTGATCACGGAGACCGAGGTCAAACCCCGGCAGATGCAGTTCCAAGAGTTCGTCAACGCAATCAACCGTCCTATGGGTCCGTACCAGACTTTCTTCGGGTCGGTTGGGGCACCGACCAACCAGACGACAACGCAGCAGAACAACCCCTGGGTCGGGCTTCTGCAAGGTGCCTTGGGTGGTGCCGCGCTGGGAAGTCAGCTGGGGAAGGGAACCTGGGGTACAGCCGCAGGGGCGATCCTCGGCGGCGTAGCCGGCGCCCTGGGAGGTTGACACATGGCCGATTCGAGATCGTTTCCCTGGCATGCCACACCGCCAGAAGCCTTTCCGACGGCTCTTGGTCGTGTGCTGAGCGGCGCTGGAGAGGTAGCCTCCGAAGCTGAGGACGAGATCTGGAAGTATCTGGCCAAGCCTCTGGCCGACACAGCAGCGGCGGCCGTGGCTGGTGTCGGCCATACGGACGAGGTGCTGAACCAGATGCTCCTCGACTATGGAGTCGATCCGCAGGTGGCCTTTGCCATCTCGAATCCCTACGACGCATTCAAGCTCCACTCGGCAATGGGTGGCCTACCAGCTGGACAGCCACCCCAACGGGGGGCTGGAAACGACGCTGGGTCGGAGCCCCAGGTACCGTTCCAGTTCGGAGACCTCGCTGAAGCCTTCGGAGCGCAGCTGAGACCCCCAGTTGCCGCGCCGTCCATTCGGTTTGATGCTCCGCCGGAACCGAACTATGCGGAAGCGCAGAAAATCCTTCGGGCGATCACACCTGGCGATCGACCAGTGGCTCCGTCGGATCGGGAGCTTCTGGCGGCAACGCTTGCGGGGGCGGCTGGAGGCGCCGCATCCGGCACCACCGTAGGGCAGACCCTGGCCCTGGCAGCTGCAGGCGGCTACAACGCTCAAGATAGCAAGGTCTCCGAGTTCCACAAGCGGCTCGACGAGTTCGACCGGCATTACAGCCAACTGGAGCTGCAGCGCGGGCAGGCATTGGGGGCGATCGAGGCGGCCCAAGCGGACTTCCGTCTCAAGGTCAAGGACGCGGCGCTTCGGGCGGACATTGCGAATGCGAATCAGCAGATCGCCTTGATGCAGCTCTCCCAGCCGAAGAGCGACATCGTTGGTGGATACCTGGTTGTGAATCAGTGGGATCCACTGACGGGCAAGCTCTCCGTTCAACGCTATCAGGTCAATCCGCTGATCGAGCAGATCACTTTGATGGCTGCGACGGCAAAGGGACGAGATGGCAAGAGTACGGATGTCCTGACCTACCCGCTTGCCGGAGGTGGCAGCTTTGCCATCAAGGACCCTGGGATGCAGGCACACCTTCTCCGGTCGATCAACGAGCTGACGGCGAACCCGAACAGCGAGTTGTCGAAGCGCGCCATTGCCATCGCAGCGCAGGCAGCATTTCCCAGCTCAGACGACCCAGAGAGCGAAGCCGAGGCGATGCGCCTTCGTGACCCGGAGAAGTTCAACCAGCTGGTGTTGGCTCCTGCAGCGATGATCCTGCTGGTGGACGGCATCAACACTGGGCGGGAGATCCAGATGCCGGAGACGAAGTGACCGAGCTGCTCCCTGGAGAAGAGCTCCTCCCCGAGGTGATGTTCCCGATTACGCCAAGTGCCCTCTCACCGATGGCACTTCTGGCGTCTCAGGCGCTCTCCGGCGGGGTGACTCCGCCTACGGCACTGGAGTACCTCAAGGCACTCCCCGTGCAGCGGATGGCGGAGACGGAGATTCCGTCCGGGGAGCAGCTCGGACCAGTCTCTGGGCCGATCAAGAGCTTCCTCAGCGCCCTCGTGCCGGAGGCTCTCGGCTTCGATCCCCTGCTCGGTGTAGAGCAGTATCGGGCGGAGAACCCGATTCTCGGTCTGGGAACCGAAATCGCTGGCTTTGGCGCCGGCTACCTCACCGGGGCGGGCATTGCCTCTCGAGTGGCTGGTCGCGCCGTTCCGGCGCTCGCGAGGACGGTGGGCGGCCTTGGGGTGTCTGCCACAGAATCTGGGGTGCTGCCCTCCGTCACCTCGGCATTCGGTCGGGCGGGGCTCCGAGAGGTTGCCCGCTTCGCTCCCTTCGAAGCCATTCGAGTTGGCAACGCTGCAGCGTTTACAGACAGCGGGAATGAGCGGGTCAACCAAGCGCTGGTGAACCTGGCCTTTGGTGGAGTGGTGGGTGGTGCCTTTGGGGCGCTTGCGCGTGGGCGACCCGCTCGACTGACGACCATCAGAGGGGAGGAGAAGCTCGGGCAGGTTTTCGATGAGTGGAACCTGAACTGGGCACCGCAGGAGAAGCTGGCGAGACTCAACGTCTTCAAGGGGACGGACGCCTATTCAAGCCTATTGGAGGGTGATCGTGCTCTCATAGATGAAGTCTCGGATGGAATCCTGAAGGAGATCGAGTCCGTTTGGCCGAGCGGTAACGTGGTCGGGAAGCTGGCCCATGGAGATAGGAACACCTCGGCGGTGAATGGGCTCTTCCGTCGGATGCAGGGAGAGGCTGAAAAGAGTGGGGCGTTCGCCAGCTACAAGCTGACGGACGCCAAGCTACTGACGCAGATGCCAGAGATTGGAGAAAGGTTGGCCCGCTTCCTTCCGGAGCGTTGGCAGGAATACGCCGCCTTCCCGACGGTGCTGAAAGTCAACTCGCCAGATGGTGCGAAGCGCCTGGCCAAGATCATGAAAGACAGCCTCCCGTCGATCTCTGACGGCTGGTACATGAATAGGGAGCTTGGGCAAGACGGGCTCTACGTCATGGCCAGGAAGATCAAGGGGGGAGCGGCCCACCGAGCGAGCGATCACTGGATTCTGTTCAAGACCAACGCCCCGCGGATGTTCGCTAGGAAGCAGGATTCGCTGCTGCGGACGATGGAGTCCACCGCCTGGGCACTGGAGCAATCCCCTACCATCGGCTCCGCCTGGAAGTACGTTCGCCAGGGGGAGGAGAAGCACGTCCCAGCCGGGTTCGAACTCAGGGCTCGTGCAAGGGCACCTGGAACCTCGGTCAATCTGCCGGGGCAGGGGATCGGTCTTGCCAAGGACGTGAAGCCGGTAGCGGATCTGCTGCTTGATCCACAGGCTCAGTGGGTCGGAGGAACGGTTGAGCCAAGCAAGATTGGAGAGCTCTGGCAGAAGGCTGTCCGTGGGTTGGGGGATGACTCCCTGGCCTCGGACCTGGCTGTGGGCGCCAACACGCTGAAGCATGTGTTCAAGAACTACTTCGCTCCCAGCAACGCCAAGTTCTCTGATTCACTGTCTGGTGCCAGGGCGCAGCTCCTCATCAAGGAGGTGGCCGACCGGGCGCGAGCGCGCGTCGTTCGGGCAACTGCCGGACGGCTTGGGCAGGGGTTCCGTCAGCCGACCGGCCCCTCGGATGTCATTCTTCGTGGAGCGGAGCGAAACGGTGGCATCTTCCCACTCATTGATGAGATGGAGGAGCGAACGGCAAAGGGGATTCCGGCACTTCAGCAGTTCTCCGCAGCGGTTTTTGGAAAGATGTCTCTAGTCGAGGCGGCTTCGCACAAGATGGATGCAAGCGTGCTTCGCACGTTGAGCAAGCTGCGAGAGATGCGGCTGGATTCTGACCGGGATCTGATTCTGGCTACTGAAGCCTATGGGCTGAAGCCCATGACCATGAGCTCGGAATACTACTTGATCTCCCGGGGATGGAGAGGGAATCTCCGGTTGCCCCTCTACGTCAAGGGGGAGAATGGCGCGGAGACCCTGATCGACTTCGCCTCAGGCAACTCTCGGGCGGAGGTGATGCGGGAGGCCGAGGCGCTTCGCGCGGCGCTCAAGGAGAAGGGCTTCGACATTACCTGGAAGAAGGCCTCCGCTGGAACCGGGCGCTTCCGGAAGGACTTCCCTGAGGAGCTGCGTGCGCTGGGTGCTGAGAACGATCTGGAGCTCATGAACATGATCTCGGAGGGCCACCCGGCGGAGGCGGCTGCCCGAGAGGCGCGACTCCAGTTCGTCACTGCCCCGGCGCGGCCGGGACGCCTCCAGCCTATTCGGCTCGTGAACGCTCAGGGATTCGCGGGAGGGCTCCGCCCACTCACCGGACCAGAGATCAAGTCCAAGATTGCAGCGAACCTGTGGGAGAAGGAGCGCTACATCGGTGAGGCGATGGTGCGGAACAAGCTGCTCCAACCCACGCTCAGCCGGCTTGGCGGAGTGAACCCGGGGACTGCTCCGGTGACGATGCTGGGTGGGATGATGAAGGACCTGGGAGGGGAGTTCCCCCTGGTAGCGGAATGGCTCAATAGATACACGTTCCAGGCGTTTGGGAAGCCTGTACCGAACAGCATCTCGGAAGCCATCGACCGGGCCGCGTTGCATGCAGTTGGCGTGCCGCTGAGCTCTGTCACTCGGGCGCTCAACCAGGCGATGTTCCACCTCACCTTCGGGGCGCTGGACGTCGGCTTCCCCGTTCTGAACGCCACAACATACCTCCAGACGGGGATGCCGGAGGTCATGTTCACGCTGCGAGCGCCGACCAAGGCGCTGCAGAAATACTACTCCACGGCGCTGATTCCATCGTCCAAGGGCACGGTTGCGATGTCTCACATCGAACCGTTGAAGCTGGCTAAGGTGGCGATGGACGACTTCCGGAAGATGACCAAGGACAAGGACGTCTGGGCGGACGTTCGCTGGGCACTGGATAATGGGGTGGTGTCACCCCGCTTCGTCGAGGAGTACGTTGGAGAGCTGAGTGGGGACGTCACCGCTTCGGCGCTCCGTCGGGGCGACGTGGACATTTTGAAGTTCCTGCTGGAGGCGGACAAGCTGCCGGCAGCCAAGTCGGAGGAGTTTGTGCGAATGCACAGCTTCCTCCTTGGCCGTCGTCTCGCCAAGGACTTCCGCGGTCTCGAGGGTGAGAAGGCCAACCTCTTCGCCAAGCGGTTCACAGAGCGGACCATGTTCAACTACAGCACGGCGGACCGGGCTGCAGTGATGACAGGTCCGATTGGTTCAGCGTGGGGAATGTTCAAGAACTGGCCCGCCCACTACATCTGGAACATGATGGCCTATGTGAAGCATGGGATCAAGACGGGGGACGTTGCGCCACTGGCTTGGGCGATGGCAGGTACGGGAGCCGTTGGTGGCCTAACCGCAGTTCCTGGTTACTTCGCCCTGGACGCCTTCTCCCGCTTTGCGGCGGACAAGGATGCGGTGAGCGCTGTCTACGAGGGAATGGGTGCAGACGGGGACAGCCTACCTCTCGACGCCATCTTCTACGGGTTGCCGAGCTTCCTGGGGGTGAGCCTCTCCTCTCGGGCTGCAGCTCCCTTCTCAGATCCGCTGCGAGATGTCAACTCGCTGTTCTCGATTGCTACCTGGGAGCGGGCCAAGGCCTTTGCGAATGTGAGCCAGTCCACCATCGACACATTCACAGAGACAGGGCGCGGACCTGGAGAGTCTGCCAAGGTCTTCGACGAGTTCATGAAGGCCCTGGCTCCGCGCTGGATGTATCGAGCACACCAGACCACGGCAGATGGAGCCATCCGCTCCCTCAAGACGGGGAACCAGCTCATCGGGGATTTGGACCTGGCGGAGCGGCTGGGCTACATCATGGGATTGCCCAGCACGCAGGTAATGAAGAGCTTCGACGTCAGTTCGGAGCTGTGGCGAAGGCAGGAGTCTCGGAAGGAGGCGGTAACCCTACTTGGCGAAGAGTACGCGCAGCTCCTGGAGGAGCGAGACGTCAAGGGGCTGGCGAACCTCCTTCGCCGGGCTGCGCAGATGGGCATTGACCCAGCCTCGGTCCACGCCTCCGGCGAGGCCAGGTTCTTGAACGCTAACGAAGAGCTGATGGATCGGCAGTTCAAGGAATACAACGACTACAAGACGAAGCACGCGGTTTTGGGGCGCTAAAGCGCGAAGGGGAAGTGAAAAGCCCCTAGGTCCGAAATGGGCCTAGGGGCTTTTCTCTGCCGGCGCCTCACGCCTCCGGCGTCTTGACCAGTGGCGTGAACACTCGGTTGCCTGGGGTACCGGAGGCACCAAGCTCCCTCTGGTTCACCAGCGCCTCAATCGTGGCGTCGATCATCTGGAAGGGGACGTTTCGGGAGACCAACTTGCGGAGCTTCCACTCCGGAACACCCCGCTTCGTTCGGCCGAACTCGGTGTGGACGAAGACAACAAGGCGAACCAGCTCGTTATAGAACTGGTTGGAGGCGGAATACTGAAGGGCTTGCGGCATGGAGGTTTCCGTTTCCAGGAACATTTTCCTGCCGATGTTGAAATCCTCTGCTTCAATGATGTAGTCGCCTCGGGAGGAGGCGGAAATCACCATGAGGAGCTTCGTGAAGTGGACTAACCTCCGGTCGTTGTAGTAGGTAAAGCGGGTGTCCTCGACCTTGGGGGCCATCTCGTTCTGGTGCCAGTCGATCATGAGTTGCGCCGCTTCGTCTGACCAGAAAAATGGACCATTCATCTCATTGATCTCTTTGAGATCCGCAATGAGGTGGGAGCGAAGCTCCTGCCTCTTTCGTTCTCTTTCCATCTGCTCCCGCTCGTCCCTGAAGAGGGGTGGCCGTTCCGTCACCTTGTCGGAGTAGACAAGGATGAAGCGAGAGGGAAGGCCTTGCTCCAGGATTCGCGGAGTGAAAAGCTCGCCAAGGGAACTAGCTGTAGTGCCTCCAAGGAGCGTGAGGAAACAACGCTCGATGAAGTTGTCCTCCGTCACGCGACGCCCCTTGTCGAAGACCTCTGGACAGTCGAAGAGAGACGTTAGGGCGTTGCACAGCCGGATGTCTCCAGGAGTGAGAAGGGTACCAAACTCCCCGATGAGGGTGGTAAGGGAGTGATGCTGGAGTGGGGGAAGCGCTGGACGGACAGTGGTCTTGAGCGCCTTCTGCAGCCGGTCGTAGAGGGCTGCTTCTGTGGCGTCATCTGGACCCAGGCGGATGCCGTTTACCTCACGGAGAATCGTCTTTGCCTCGTCGATGGCAATGGTCTTGCCGGAAGCGGGTGGCCCAACGAACAGGACGTAGAGGTTTGGGTAAACGTACTTGTCAGAGATGAAGGTGGAGTTCTTTCGCTCCAGGGCTCCTGAGACACAGACCGCTCCAGCCCACCAGCGAAACATTCGGGAGGACGGAAGTCCGTCCGTGTAGGAGATGAAGCCATCAAGCCAGGATTTGAGGCGGCGCATGGACGTTAGAAGACGGTCTCGAGGATGGAGCCGAGTTTGAGAGTCTTGCCTTCGAGACTCTTACCCAGGCCATTAGGGTTTTCAGCTGATTGTTTGGAGAAGTTGAAGCCCACTTCCGCATCTGTCGGAATGGTCATGGTTCTGGTGCCAAAGGAAACGGGGAAGGACATCAGCCGCTGGATTTCCCTAACGAGGTGCTCCTTGCCCAAACGCACCTGGAACAGCCCGGCGTCGTGTAGCTGCGAGGCTACCTTCACGTCCGCATTAGGGTCCCCCCGATCAAAGGTCTCGAAGACTCGGAGGATTCCCTCATTGGCATAGTCCGCAACAGTGGATTGCGGCAGGTTCGCAATGGCCTCGCGAAGGGTTTCGTCCTCGTAGGGCCGCCCAAAGAACTGCCTTCTCCGACCGAAGATATTGGTGAGCCGACGAGTCTGTTGGAGCTCTTGGGCTACCTTGAGGTGCCACCGCTTGATCCCGGGAAAGCGTCGGAAGTAGAGCTGCTGGAAGGTGGCGATGACGCTCTTATCAACAGCTACCTGTTGGGCGATTCCGAAGGGTGTGCCATAGTAGTTGCTTGCGTGGCCAAGGCGCTTCGTGATATCGCGGTGGGAGAAGTGCCGGTAGTAGGGAGCCTTGGGGTTCTGCCCAGGCCAGATCATCTCGACCACTGCGGAGTGCACGTCCCCGGTGAGACAAGCCTTGATGTAGTCCTCGTCTCCAGAGTAGAAGCCAACGGCGATGGACTCTGCGCTCTTCAAGTCCACGTAAGCGAAGAAATAGCCTTCGTCTGGAATGAAGATTCGGCGGAGCTCGTCGGTGATGTTTTGGGCGTTGGTGCCTCCGCCCATCGGGTTCTTGCGGGAGGACCAGCGACCCGTCTCGGTGCCAGCTGGGTTGAAGGAGAACCGCATCCGGCCATCCGAGTCTACGCCACCATGGAGAACTCCGAGGGTTTTAGACAGATCCCGGATGAAGAGGATGCAGTTGACGAAGAGCTTGGCGTGGATGCTGTGCTTGGCAATCTTCTCCAGTGCCTTCCTGTTGGTTGTCACTCTCTCCACACCCTTGAACCTCTCCACTACGGGAGGGACCCGCATGGTGGAGTAGAAGAACTCCTGAAGCTGTTGGTAGGATCTGGGATTCAAGTCCTGGTTCCAGACCACACGAGCGAAGCGGTTGAGGAGCGCCTCCATCCTTGTCTTTCGAGCATTGATGGTGAGGGCGAGCTTGGCCCTCTCCCCCTCGTCCACACGAAGACCTCGAAGGGAGAGACAAAGCGCCAAGACCCCAGCCCTCTCTGAGAAGGCCAGGGTCTTCCTGGACACCGCGTCGTGGAGCTCCTCGTGTGCGGCGTCACACTCCAACGTAACGCAGCAGTCCAGCCCACAGTAGATGTTGATTTGGGCAGAGCTTCCGTAGTTAGGATACTCGTAATCCTCGGTATGGATCAGCTCGGCCACTTGGAATGCCCCATTCGCGGAGTTTACACGAAGCACGCGAAGTGGTCAAACCTCGTTGTCAGACTCCACGCGGGAACACTCTTTGCACAGGCCCTCGGTTAGGTGCTCCTTGCAGAAGGCGAGCGTACAACCGTCGCACTCCCTTGTCGCGTGATCGTGTTCACACTCGATGCAAGGCTCAGCGTTGGCGAAGGGGCACCAGATCTGAACGTACCCCTCGTCGTCAGTCGTGCGGAGCTGCGGGGACCCACACTCCTCACAGCTCATTCCTGCCCGCTCCTCATACTCCCCCGGCACCGGGTCTTGGTCGGACTGGTCGAAGCACTTCGGGTTCATTCTTCTTCTCCCTTTTCTGTTTTGAAACCTCGAGGACGTTCGAGCTTCCATGCCGGTTCTTGTGTGTAGATGGAACCTTGGAAGGCGAGGGACTTCTCCAGCTCTGGGAAGAGCGCATGGTGGGAGAGCATCGTGTCTCGGATCGGCGGCAGCACCGGGATGCGGACCACCTTCCACAAGACGTAGGCGTCGAAGAAATGATTCTGAAGAACCTTCGTCAGCTTGCTGGTGCAGATCTGACGGACAAACTTCCAAGCAGCAATCTCGTCAGAGAGGGTCTCCCAGTAGGACTTCATCCCCCAGACGAAGGGAACGACGAAGGCCTCGCTCGGATGAACTGAGAACCCGATGCAGGTGATTTGATAGGACCGCCCAAACCGCTTCGTCTCGCAGTCGATCGAGACCGCTGGGGCGGAGAGGATCTTGGGGAGCCAGTCCTCCAGATCTCGAAGCGAGGGCTTGATCCATACGCACCGCGCGGGGCGCTTGATGTCTGGAGAGTTCTCCTCTCTCTTGGCCTTCATCAGGTCTGCTATGACGATGGGGTGGAGATCCCACGCGCGGAGGACGGCTGCTGGGTGGTAGGTAGCCAGGCACTTGTATCCCAACGGGCTGCGCCAAAGAGTGCCGCGGATGGAGGATACTTTGGGGGTTTGCTGAGAAAGCGCCCAGATGGCAGTGTTGCCGAGGCACACCACCAGGGTTGGAGCAAGCTCCTCCAGGTCCTGGTAGAGCCCACGAACCTGGTCGTGAAACTCTGGCTTGAGGTAGAGGCCCTTGGTCAGGGAGCTGGAGAAGGGAGGTTCCACTCCTGGCGGGCGGCCCTTCTCACAGAGGAGCTCCAGGTTGTTGCTGGGCGGTCGGAGGTTGAAAACGTTGGTTAGAGAGACGGGGCCGAGGCCAACCTGCCGAAGCATCCGACGCAGCTCCGCGCCGGAGGAACCTTGAAAGGGAGCTCGAAGGAGCTCCTCTTGTTCTCCCCAGGCTTCACCAACGATGGCCGTCGCAGCCCCCTTGACGACCTCGTTGCCAGTCCGCATTACAGTCCGCTCCTGGTCTTGATCAGCCAGGACCTGGCGCTGTTGGCGTGGATGCCATTCTCCTCACAGCCGATGACTAGGGGCGCCTTGAGCATGTCCGCTGCGGCGAGTGCGCTTCCAGCCCCACAAGTCGGGTCCAGGAAGCTGGTGTGTTCATCCACAATAGAAGAGAGAAAGTACCGCACCACCTCGTAGGGTTTCTCTGAGGGATGCTGCGCATTCTCCTTTCGGGAGGGGTGGGAGAACACGTTGGAGATTGGCTTCGTGAGGAGGCGATCTCCAAAGGACATGAGAAGAGCCGACTCGTAGACGCGGCGTGCGCTCCTGCGATGGTCTGGGAGAATCCCAGTGTTGTCCGACTTGAACCAGATGTAAGGAACCGGGTCAACCCAGAGGCCAACCTTGTCACGCCAGAAGGCGACAACCTCGGTATACTGGGCGACTGGGTACCAGAAGAAGATGTGGAACTTGGGCTGGGCAATCTTGGGGAACGCCGCCACGAGCTGATTGCACAAGTCCCAGAAGATCTCCTGGGTGTCCTGGTATTCCTCGCCCGCACGGCGGGAGACGCCACCCTGCTCGGAGGCGTGGTGGCCCACTCCATAGGGGAAGTCGCAGTGGAAGACGGAGAAAGTTTGGCCGCACCAGTCTTTTTCCAGGTACTCTGCGAAGGAGCAGTTGAAGACTGAGTTGAGCGCAGAGGAGTGGAGACGCCGATAGGCGGCATCCCGCTCTTCCTGCGTTGGCATCTTGGTCTCTCCACCCAGGGTGGGAGCAACGGTGGCGGAGAGTAGAAGCGCAGCCTCAACGTCGGCGGCGCGTGCCCGTTCGCGCTCGATGATGTTGTAGGCTACGTTGATAGAGTCGGCGCCGGCGAGCCTCTCTCTCATTGGAGAATCCAACTCCTTCGCAACGGCAATCGCTCGTTTGATGAACGTTTCGCTGGAGTCGAGAGCGTCGGCGGTGCAGGAGACATCCCACTCAGGGTTCTTCCTCTTCCTGTGGGTGTGATACTTGTCGATCAGCTTGGCCTTCTCCTTCCAGTCGAAGTCCAGGCGCTGGACGTTCTCAGCCAGCTCGACTGCTTCGATGTCGAACTCGTCGATCTCTTCGAAGAAGTGAACTTCGATGTCTGTTCGCTTGAGCTTCTGGCAGGCTCGGAGGCGACGCTCCCCTGCTACCAGCTTGAAGTCCTTGGTAACTACGATGGGGTGGAGAAGGCCGAAGCGGGAGATGCTGTCCGCAAGGGAATCGAGGTCTCCGTAGTCGCTTCGCGAGCGACCCTCAACGAGGATCTTGGTGATCGGAACGGAGTAGAACTTGGGAATGGCAGGCACAGGAAGGCTCCAGAAGAGAGGGGGAGGGAGCTCCAGTTATGCTCCCTCCCCCCGGGTTGGTGGGTGGTGCCGGTCCTCGAGACCGGCCCAGCGCAGTGCCATGAAGTCTCCTTTCAGCCCTCGACGGACGTGTAGTCCGTGACCTCGTTGAAGCCGGGGTGCCCCGGACGGTCCTTGTTCGGCCGGATCTTGACGTGCGCCTTGACGTAGCACCCGTCGATGGAGTTCACACACTCCAGCATCTGGCGGCCGGTGGTCGAGATGCCGCACTTCTCGACGAACTCCTTGAGCCGGTACATGGCGGCTTCCGTCAGGTAGAACTCGTCGCGGAGGGTCATCTTCTCCAGGTCGAGCTCCTGAAGCTGCACCGGGTCGACGTCCGCCTCCGCCTGCATCGGCTTCAGGTACACACGGAGGTACGGCGTCTTCTTCTGGGAAGAGACGCCGTACTCCTTCTTCTGGACGATGAAGAGGTAGGTGCCGAGGGGCAGCGGCTGCGGCGGCTTGATGTCGTCCGCCTGCTTGTCGAGAAGCGCGTTGAAGTTCACTTCGTCTTCAGGCATGGTTTCCTCAGGTTGGTTGGTTGGTTGCTGCTCGCGGGGGTTCCGCCAGCTTCTTGGGCGGCTGCGCCGCCAAGATCTTGTCGAACGGCCCGTTGACTGCATCGAAGATGCGGAGCAGGCCGTCGGAAATCTGGAGGATCGGGGGCAGGTCGGCGGGGGCCTTGGTGGTGAGCCTCCCAGGGATGGTGGAAATGATTCTCTGTCCCTTCTCCTGCTTGTATTCCACCATCCAGTTGAAGTACCGGGGGAGGATTGGGGGCAGCGCCTTCCCCACACTTGACGGGAAGAACCGCTCGTTCTCGCCTTCACCGACTGCCTTGATGTGCGAGATGAGCACCACGTTGCACTTGATCGCCGGGGAGAACAGCAACCCGAAGAGGGCTTCCAACTTGTTCTGTGCCTCCCCGATGACGGACATTGGATGCCTCTCGCCCTTCTCTGGTGTCGGCTTGAAGTTCATGTTGCCCATTTGGGCGAGGACCAGCCGCACCGCTGCGTTCGCCATCATGGTCAGGGAGTCGATGACCAGGACCCGACGCTTGTCCCAGGTGGACACAGCTCCAAAGGACTGCTTGTCCTCCGTCCAGTTGCTCAACAGGTTCATTCCCCTGGTGAATGAGTCTGCCCTGCTGACCTGAACGGTGATGCCGGAGACGGAGATCTGGTCAGCCAGGGTGACAAAGTGAACCCGTGAGCGCGCCTCCGGCTTTACGTACTTGTAGAGCGGATCGACTCCGTTGTCGTAGTCCTGGATGAACAGCTCGTAGCCGGCGTTGGCAAGGGCAGCCAAGCTGCCAGTCTTTCCGCTACCAGAGTCTCCGGCGACGATGATCTTCACACAGGGGAGCGCAGGTTGGCTTTCGAGAGTGGGCATCAGGGCTCCTAACGGTTCTCGCCGGCGGTTCGCTCGATAAGTGGGTTCCACGTTCGCTTGAGGAAGTCACCCTGAAGGAACGACTCTCTCACCGACGGGTCTTTCGAGCACACTCGATTGAACGGGCAGATCCGACAGGATGCCTCGTTCATGGGCCAGTGGTTCTGATCTGCGTAATATACCGCAAATCGGAGCCAGTGCACAAGGTCGGCTGTGAACTCTTCCAGCTGGCCAGGAGTGCGCGCAATCGTTCTCCGATCGAAGGCAGTGAAGTTCGCAACGGTCTGGATGGCGTCGAGGAGGACACCCTTGGCGGGAACCTGAAACACGACCAGACCAGCCAGGTAGTAGATTGTGACCTGGTGATTGGGAGTGAAGTTCCCGAAATACTGCTCGTTGAGTGTGGACTTGGTGGTCTTTCGCTCGAGAACGTAGATGCCGTCGAGGAGCTCGACCACCCCGTCGAGGTGGCCGCACAACACGAAGGATTCGTCTCCGTAGGAGAGACCTGAGTCGAAGCGGAACGGCATCTCGATGTGGAGGGCGGAAAGATGCTTGGGCATCTTGTTCGCGTAGTTCAGCAGATACCAGACGACGGAGCGGACCAGGGTGAAGCGGTTCTTCTGGGGAGTAGGAAAGTCGAACTCCGGCTGAGAGAGGGCGAAGGCCGTCGCAATGCGGAGCTGCTCCATCAAGTCAGCACCGCCGGCCCGAGCAATGTCTGCGTGCTCCAGGGCGGCGTGCGTGCGGATGCCGAACTCCAGATCCAGGGCTGTCATCTTCGGAACCCAACCCTCGAGGATCTGGTACTGGTACCGGCGGGGGCAGTTGAGGAAGGTGCCCAGCGAGTAGGCATCCCACCCAAGCTGGAGCTTCGGGAGCTTCTTACTGAACACGGTGAGACCCGGCACGAACGCCACAGTTCCGCGACCCGCCGATCTCCAGGCCCATGCCGAGGAAGCTGGTGCCAACTACCAGCATCATAGGTCCTCCATCAGACTCTTGAGCGCCGGGTCGTTGAGGAGCTCATCCAAGGCGGCGTTCTTCTGAACGGCCTTGGCAGAAATGCCGGCGCTGGGCCTGGGGCTCCGCTTTCCGCTCCGCTGCGCCGCCACCTTCTCCGTCTCCCAGCTGTCCCGGGCGGTGCGGAGCTCGGCGATCACGGCGTTGATTTCACTCTCCGTCAGCTGGTCCGGCGCTTTCGAGAAGATCTCCGACAGGTCCACCGGAGATGAGGACATCTTGAGCCTCCTTCTGCCTTTCGCGAAGTGTGTTAGCGTGCGCGTGCGCAAGGGCACGAATGACTGCGGAGATGCCTTGGAGCTGGTAGACTCCTTGGAGGACTTCGTGGTCCTCCTTGAAGATCCTAACTCGGATCTGGTGGACTTCCTGCGGGATCTTCTTTCCGCGCATCGAGAGCCTCCAACTTCATGATAATGAGATGCGTTGGATTGATGGGGCTGAAGATACAGGTAAGCCCCGCATAGGTGGGCGCCCCCGCGATGGCACGGAGGATGAACGTCCGAAGGGCCACACGGTTGGGGGACTCCACCCAGATGCCAGTGGGGGAGCCCGCTGCTGCATCGAGGAGATTCTTGATTGCCTCTTCCATCTTATCCTCCCAGCAGGGCTATGCGGTGGAGGGGAACCGGGCTGGGGTTTAGCTGGAGGGGCTTTGCAGCCCCTACCACTAAAGCCCGGTGCCCTGCCGGGAGGGGAAGATGGGCAGGGAGAGGTGGGGGGTGGGTGGGGGGTGGGGAGGGGTTGAGGAGGGGTCCACCTCCACCCACCTCCACCACCCACCTCCGCCACCTCCCCCTGCTGGGGCGCTTACAGGTCGATCTGCGAAGCCTCGACGATGGCGCGCGCACGCTCGCGGAAGCGCTCGCCGATCACCGGATCGTCGAGGAGCTTGCGCGCGCGCTCCTTCAGCTCGGGCATTCCGAGCTCGGAGACCTTCTCGCCCTTCTCCATCGCCTTCCGCTTGACGATGCCGACGGCCAGGTCGAGGGCCTGGGACTCCACCGGGTCCAGGCGCGGGCCGGTGCGGTGCGCCCCGAACGTGTAGGAGGTGACGTACTCGTCGACCAGCTTCTGAACCGCGGCCGAGATGTCGGTGCCGGGGTTCTCGGCCTTGAGCCTCTTCACCTCCTCCCGGAGGTTGTTGCGCACGTTCTCGACCACGACCTGGTTGAGCACGTCCGCCTCCGGCTTGCCGCAGACGAAGCCTGCGGCGAAGGGCATCGGGATGTTCGCCTGCACCTCGGCGACGGTGAACTGGGTGATCGGACTTCCTTCGGGAATCTGCATGATTGCTCCTTGCGCCAGAGGCGCGTTGTTGTTGGCCGGATTATACCGGCCGATGGGAACCTGGCAAGGGGGCTGGTGAGGGATGGGGGTTGTGCCCCGAGGACCGAAATGGACCCCGGGGCATAACACTCAGAGGGCGATGCGCCCTCTGCCGGCGTGGGAGGTGCCGTCGTATTGGGCTGCACTACTGCATTCTTCTGACGGATTGAAGCAGGTCTTCCAGCTCCAGGATCCGTTGTTCCAGCTCCTCGATTCTGAGATCGCGCTCTGCGATCGTGTCGAGTTGCTGCGCGAGGGTTACGGTCAGGTCTTGTTGCTGCCGGTCAAGGATGGCCTTGGCCTGGCGGAGGGAAGGAGCGGAGGGCATGGGTTACCTCCTACGCCCGAGGCGCCGGATCTGGTAGCGACACTCCCGTTCGATCGCCCGCCGGATGACGGCAGACATGCTGTCTCCGTTGGCCAGGGCAGCCAAGCGGAGTGCTTCCTTCAGGTTCTCCGGCATTCGGGTGGAGGCCTGAGCGACCATGGTGGCGAACCTCATTGGGTGGCCTCTGGCCGGCGGCGGCGCCCGAGGTGGAGGCCCTTGATGATGTCCTCCACCAGATGGTACTCCTGCTCGGAGCAGTACGGCTCCAATCCGGCGCGGTTGCGCAGCTCGGCGTACTGCCGCCCGAGGCGAGCGAAGTGGACGAGGAGCTTGAGCTCCTTGGTCGGGATCAAACGAACAGCAGGCATGCTTACCTCCAGAGTGTTCTGATGATGATGTAGGTCCAGAGGACCAGGATGAGCGGGACGAGGACCTCCACATTTCAGGCCCGAAGGCCGTCCGTTCTGATGTAGGTCAGGCTGTGCTTAGCCCTTGTCACCCCGACGTAGAGGAGGTTGGTCTCCTGCTGAAGCTGCTCCTCCCCCCTTGCGAGTCGAGAGGGGATCAGGTAGCGGTCGAGGAAAAAGACGGAGGTCCACTCCAGCCCCTTGGCCTTGTGAATGGTGGAGAGGGTGACGAGCCCGGCTTCCTCCGAGAAGAGGCTCTGAATCCGCCGGATGAGCTCGTCGATGGAGGCGGTCTTGAGCCCCTTGACCAGGGCAGTGAGGCACTCCGCCTTGTCCTCCGCCCCCGCCTTCTCGTAGTTGGAGTGGTACCAGGACTTGATGGCGGAGAGGAGATCCTCGGGGGTCCTGGGGTTGCCCTCCTTGGCGATGCCCTTGAGAACCTTGACCAGGCCCTTGCCGATCTCTGTGCCTCGGATGGTGGCACCTCGCTGGTTGGCGAGGAGGTACAGGGCCACCCGAACGAGGGGTGCGTTGTTGCGGCAGAGGATCGTGGCGCCGAGGGGGATGTCTTTGTGAGACCACTCTTGGAGAGTGGCGACGCTGCCCTCGGGAGCCTCGGGTGCGAAGGTGTACTCTGGCACCCACTGCTGCGCCTCCCGCACCACCGCCTTGGGGCAACGGTAGGTGACGGTGAGGGGGAGCGGCTCGACGATTCCAAGGCGGCGCTCCATGATGGGCATGGAGGCGACCGCGCCGCGGAACCCGTAGATCGCCTGGTGCGGGTCGCCAACCAGGATGATCTGGTTCTGCCGGGCCATGCGGGAGATTAGGTCCTCTTGCATGGGGTTCATGTCCTGGGCCTCGTCAACATAAACGACGCCGAACGGGCGACCCAGGGAGAGGTTCATGACTACCGGGCACCAGATCTGGTCCGTGTAGTCGATGATCCGATCGCAGGCCAGCGCCCACATCCGCTCGATTACCTTCGGCAGCAGCGGGACGTGGCGGGGGTCCACATCCAGATCGAACTCGTCGATGGTGCGCTCCCACCAGTCCATGTCCGTGTGCTTGATCCGGCTGGTGGGGCTTGGTCCAACTCCGCAGTTGCGGGCGATCTCGACGAGGCGGCGAGTGTCGGCCAAGCTTCCCTTGAACCCGACCTCTTCGAAGACGAACCAGACCTTTTTGGCGTCAAAGCGTGGGGTGCCCAAGTTCTGCTTGATGATCCAGTGGCCGAAGGAGTTGAAGGTGTGATTCGTGGCCTCCGGCATTCGCTCTGTGAACTCGGCCCGGACGTTGCGGTTGAAGGCGATGTTGAGGCCGCTGCGGACGGGCTGGCACATGACGATGGTAGTCGTTTTGCCGGTCCCCGCCAGGGCACGAATGGACTGATGCTTGTGGGAGGCTTGAAGAGCTTCCATGATGGCGGCTTGTTGGAGTGAGGGATTCACGAGGTCTCCTTGTCGGTGTGGGGCGTGGGCTGCTTCCAGCCGGTACGGCAGTTCCACTCCCCGCTCTCGTAGCGGAGGGCGTGAACGTAGATAACGACTGTGAAGAGGTCTTGTGAGATGCGGAAGAGGGCTTGGCCAGCGGGGCTGGTGTCTCGCTGGGCGAGGTGGGTGGGGAGTGGGGCCGGAGCCCACGCGGGCCACGGCCTCCACTTACCAGGCTCTTGAGCGAAGTGTGTGGGCTTCACCTGACCGGACCTGACAATGTTATCACACCCCAGAGGAACTGGCCGATCACTATGGGAGGGTCCTCACGTGTGACGAGAAGCGGGACGGTGAGGCGGAGCCGTGCGGCTTGCGCCTTGCCGAAGGCCAACGCCGCTTCGTCGGTGGAGAAGTGGCGATGGGACTCCCACATCAGGTGGCCGGCATCGAAGGTGAAGGTGTAGAGGGTGGGTGGCTGGGACACGCCTACGCCCTCTCAGCCGGGATGCACTCGTACTTGGGGCGCACCTTGGGTTGGGTCTTGGCGGCGATCAGCTTCTCAACGTAGGCGAGGCGCTCTTCGGTGGTCATGGCGGCGAGGGCTTCGCCTTCACTGCGAACCCAGCTATCCGGAGCAACCTCGACCGTCTCCCCTTCGACTTGACGACAGATGTAGGCCTGGTTGATGTAGACGTGGAAGGTGATGCCCGGGTAGATGCCTGTGGAGTCTTTCGTGCCGATGGTGGTGTAGCCGGAAAGAGGCTTGTGGCCCTCGCTTTCTTGGTAGAAGCTGGGGACCTCGAGCTTTCCGAAGAAGAGCTTCAAGCCACGCATCTGCTCCTCCGTCAACTCCGAGCGGTTGAAGGAGAGGGTGATGCTGTTGGGGCTGCATGAGAAGTGGGCCATGTTGGTCTCCAAAGAGGTTGTTGAGAACACAAGGGTTGTCGGTTCGATGTCAGGGGTGCGCGAGATCGGCGTCGCGAAGCCGCTTGGGCATCATCGAGAGCCCCTCCCCTTCACGAGTTGGGCGGAAGCGAGCCAGTCCCAGAAACCGGGGATGGCGAGGGCGGCGCGGCATGGTTCTTTGTAGGCGCGACGCGCCTCGCCGCGGGCCTCTCCCGCCTCGATGAATGCGCGGCTCGCCTTGTGGTAGACGCGACTCGCCTCTTGGTAGGCGCGATGCACCTCGTTATAGGCTTGACTCGCTTCGCTATAGGCGTGATGTGCCTTGTCATAGACAAGGCTCGCCTTGTGGTAGACGTGACTCGCCTCGTCGCAGGCGCGCCACGCCTCGGCGTAGCGGCGCCACGCTTCGCCGAAGGTGCGCCACTCGGGTACGTTCGTCGGCGCGAGGATGAGGATGCGAGGGAGATGTAGGAGGTCTGCGTGCTCGCGTAGCCACTCGGGCGTCAGCTCGACCCCGTTGGGGTACCGCCGGGCGAAGCGCGCGCAGCCCTCGTGGCAGAATCCGTGGGCACGGAGGTAGGAGGCGGTGAGGTGCATCATCGCAGCTCTTCACTTCCGAGCTCCTCCATGAGGAGGTCGAGGGTTTGGTTGATGGTGGCTTGGTCGGCCAACCTCCCCTTGCGCCTGGATGCCTTGGCCAGCTGCTCGATCAGGGACTGCTCCTCTGGGGTGCGGTGGCGGCGGGCGATGGAAACTTCCCCGTAGGGGATCGGCTCGAAGTGGAAGGAATGGCCGGCGCGCCGCTGCGCGAGGCGGAGGGAGGCTTCGTCGCTGTTCGTGACGTAGAGCCGCCCGTTGTCGATGACCAGGTACATTTGTGTGTCCTCCGTGGGTGTTATTAGGGGCTCCCGAGACGCCCGGATGGATGATACCGCATGCGGCGGGGGCTGGCAATAGTGAGGGGAGAGAAGGGGCGCATGGACCGAATCGGGCCTTGGGGCCTAAGGCTTGGGGCCGCCGGCGGCGCCCCTCTGGCCGCCCCGCAGCGTTTTCACCCAGGTGAGGTCCTCGTTGAGGATGAGCCAGCCTTCGGTGGCGCAGAGGAGGAGCTGGCGTCTTGTTCCACTGCTGAAGATTTCGATTGAGTAGGGGGGTCGGCTGGTGGTTCGCCTCTGGCGGGCGAGGGCGCCACAACGGGGGCACCTGGTCCACTTGGCGGTCATTCCGCTTCCTCCAGCCCCTTCGGAATGATACCCTTGGAGATGAGTCGCTGCCGGATGGTCTCCGGGCTGTCTGGGATGAAGGTTGGGCTGAGTTCCGCCGTTCTGGCGAGGAAGAGGGTGTCTTTCACCTCCTCCACCGCTTCCCCCATCGCTTGCCGGAGCTTTGGGAAGTTGAGGAAGATCGTTTCCCACATCCCTCGCGTGGCGCCCGGGCGCTCCTCCTCGTGCATCTGGATAAGCTGGCCGAGGAAGTCCGGATCCAGCTCGAGAACCTGCAGGAGGGTGAGCCCGTTGTTAGTCCCCATCATCTGGCCGAGCGCCTTGAGTCGGCGTTTCAGCAGGTCCTCCTGCTCCGCTGTGAATCGGCGGCCGCAGTAGATGTTGATGAGATTGCTGGGCATTGGGGGCTCCTTGGTGGGTATGATGGGATGGTATGATGGGATGCCCGGGTGGGTCAATCGTCTTTTGGGGGGGGGGGTGTGGAGGGGGCGGGAAGGGGCCTAAGGCTGGGCTCGGGGGGAGGCTCGGGCCCGGGCGCACTTGGGCCCTATTATTTAGTAATATTTTTTTTATATACTCTCTTAGGCTTTTGAGGTGGGTGTGGGCCAGGGTTGGGCCCCGGCCCCCGGTTCCCGTCCTTGGCCCCCCCTTTTGAGGCGACTGACCCACCCGGTCTACCAGTTATACCTACCCACTGACCCTTCCTCCAGTGTTATGCCCCAAGGTCCATTCCGGGCCTTGGGGCACAACACTGCCCCGCGCCCGCCCCTCGGTCCGAGGCTGTCGCCAGGGCGCCGGGCGGTTGTTAGGGGCTGGGGGTTGTTGGGAGCTTGCGAACACGTTCGCCTTCTCCGGCGCGGCGGGGGGTTGCGCCCGGGTGGGCGTGTGTTACCGTCCCGCTCATCGGGCAAAGTGCCCGATGAAACACACCGAAAGGAAACCGAAATGGAAATCGCGTTCGAGCTCAACGGAAAGAAGTACTCCATGGACGTGGCGAAGCTCCCGAGGGCCCAAGTGTACGGGATCACGCGCGGTCTACGAGAGCTTGTCAGGGATGCGTATGCGGACGAGACGGAGGCGAAGCACGGGAGCGCGGAGAAGGCGCTCGCCGCGCGGATCCGGGTCGCCGACGCCATGGTCGCGCGGATCCTGTCGGATGACGTTCCCGAGCCGGGTGGCGCGGCGCGCGGCCCGCGCAACCCCGAGGGATCCGCGTGGGTCGACTTCCTCCTGCGGGCAGCCGTCATGGTGAAGGCGCGCACGAAGTACACGAGGGAGGACGTGCCGAAGGTGTCGGCTGGTACGGCGGCGATCAAGGCGTTCGCCGCGAAGCACTTCGACTCGCGGCAAGTCGCAACCCTCGCCCGGATGGTCGCAACCGTTATCGACACCAGCGGTTTGTAGGTCGGCCTTCGGCCTCCGAGCCCCGGGCGGATGTTCCGCCCGGGGCTTTCTACTACGGCGCCCTAATAGGGGGGGTTGCATAGCGTTTTTCGTGCGGTATGTTGTTGCGGTCGCAAAGGAGGCGACATCCATGGATGAGGCAAACGGGTACTTCATCTCGTACAACCCCGATGATGGACTGTGGTACGTCACCACTGGCCCGCACGGGTACGACGTCGCGGCAACGGCGGCAACGGAAGCGGAGGCCGTGAAGGCCGCGGAGGCTCAGGAACCGAACAAGCCGTAACGGAAGAGCCCTCACCGCTTTTGGGTGAGGGCTTCTTTTTTGCCCGAAAACCTAATAAGTTGTTAGGGGCTGGGGGTTGTTAGGGGCCAATATCGAATGGATCGGTCTGGGGTTCGGTCGGCCTCGGCCCCCCACACCCCCCTCCCCACCCCCCGTTGGGGGTTGGGTACTGACCCAAAAATATTTCTAGCCTCCATCCCGATTCCCCCTAGCCTCCATCCCGATTCCCCCAACCTCCATCCCCCAGCCTCCATCCCCATTCCCCCCAGCAACTTGACAACCCCCTCAGGTCCTGTATTGTGTCATTGTCCTCCTGGAGCCGTCGCCTTGAACGTGGTCTCGCTTCAAAGAGTCGCTTCCCTCATCGGAGCCTACGCCCCGATGGAAGAGCAGGACCTTGCCGCCCTGCGTGTTGCGGGGCCGGCGGGAGGGACGCTCCGTGTCCGGCACCATCGGATTGCGAGGATGGCGGCCGCCGGGTTGGAGCCTCGGGAGATTGGGGAGGTCATGGCGCTCGACGCCGATACGGTGGAGATGATTCTCCACTCCCGGGCGATGAAGGACCTGGTGGCGGAGTATCGGGTGGAGGATGCGGTTGAGGACCGGGGGCTGCAGAAGCGGGCGAAGCTCCTGGCGCTGGCGGGGCTTGCGGAGCTTCAGAAGCGGCTGGAGACGCAACCGCAGGAAGTCGGCACGAAGACCCTGGCGGACCTTACGATGGGCCTCCTCGACCGGACAACCGTCGGCCCGAAGGTGACTTTTGTTGGGCTCTTCTCCTCGGGGGATTTGGAGCGCCTGCGGGAGGCGGATCGCGTCATTCGACTGGAGGGACCACGTGCTTTACCTGCCCAAGCTGCCGATCCGCTACGCCCGTTTGTGCCAGAATCCGTGGGCGAGGAGGAGAGAACGATTGACACCAGCGCAACGGAAGGGGATGCGCTACCAGCATCAGCTGACTGAAGCGCTCCGGGTGGAGTACCCACACCTGCTGGCGGAGCCCTGGATTGAGTTCTACGACGCCGTGGAGCGCCGGCACGCCTCGCCGGATGTGGTGCTCCTCCAGCCGGAGAGGACGATCCTCATTGAGGCAAAGCTGGGGTATCGGACGACCGGCTGGATGCAGTTGGAGTCCCTCTACCAGCCGTTGGCGGAGTTCCTCTGGGGAAAGCCCACCGTCCTCGTGCTGGCGGTGAAGCATCCGAAGTGGATGGAGCCCACACTGGATGGAGACCTGGCAGCCGTCGGTCAGCTGTCCGAGGGACGACACCTCCTACACTGGATGCCCTGATGCCCAATGAGCCGCAGATTCCGTTAGACTTCCTCCGGTATATCTTGCTGAGTGGAGCTCGCCTGCTGCAGGATGTCTACGACCTTGTGCGGAGCGTCGCCCCTGCGACAACGAGGAACCGGGACCCGTTGCTGCCGGGGACGGAGACGTTGGACAACCTGAAGGACGCTGCGGCGGCGGATGCTGGACTTGGGGTCTTCGGACAGTTCCTGGGGGACGTGCTGGCTCCGGGGCCGGGGGAGCTTAGGGCAGCCGCCGGGCTGGTTCCGATCCCAACGACGACGAGGACGACGATCCAGAGAAGGGCGACCCCGGCGAAGAAGGCGGAGGCGCGTAGCGTCTCCACGTTCACCTCCCACCACGGCCCAACATGACAGAGCTTCGAGCGAGCGGCAACATGTTCAGAGTCGATGGCTGGGACGCCATCTGGACCAGCGGCCCGGGCGCCTTCTTCTTCAGCAAGGTCCACGACGGAGACCTCGACGACGGGACGCCGTACATCTACGAGACGCTCGTCGTCCGGCTGCCGATGAACGTCGATGGCGGCAGCGACCTCGCGATCCTCCCGCTGAAGCCGGCGAGGCCGCGCAAGACGCCGGACACCGCCTGGGAGTTCGATGGCAATCGCGAGAAGCCGACGCTCACGCCGAGCGTCCACTGCCATGGACACTGGCACGGATTCATCCGCGCCGGGCGCTATGAGAGCTGTTAGGGTGATGGCGGAGCCGGGTCTCGCTCAGGTAGCTCAGTTGGAGGAGGAGATCGCAGCGCGCGAGATCGCGGCCGCACTGCTCCTACTCGGCATTCGCAAGAAGCTCGTCAGGCCGACAGCGGGCGCCGCCAAGCGGGCCGTCGTCGGCAGGACGCTGCGCGAGTGGGCGAATGGAGCGGCCACCGGATTCACCAGCGGGGTCAAGGCGGCGATCCAGACCACGATCTCCAGGGCCGAAGAGGCGAAGGATGCCCTGGCGCGGATCCGCGGGGCACGCTCCGTGACCGCCACCAGCAAGGGCGCGGTCGAGTCCGTGATCTGCAGCGACGCGCCCCGGCTGTCTACGAGTTCCTCCGCTCGATCGGGCAGAAGGATCGCCGCTTCCCGATCGAGCTGGTCCCCATGCTTACCCCGCTCATTGTGGCGGGGGCGTCCCTTCAGACGGCTCCGACGGTGGAGCAGCAAGTCTTTGGGGTGCAACCAGAGTAGGAGATCCTCATGGCAACGCCTCGAACGATCGACCCGGAAGGGCTCGGCCCGCTGGTCCCTCCGACGGTGGTAGTACCAGACCCGCGGACGATGATGCGGAACTTCCCGCCGCGGCCGGTCCCTCCGATCACGCCGACACCCTGGCGGCCGATGCCACAGGGGCCACAGGACTTCCCGTCGCTGACGCCGACGGAGCGGTTGAAGCTGTGGATGGAGCGGATGTTCGGCGCCCCCGGAGCGCCAGGGGTGCGGCTGGCTGGGAAGCTGGCGGAAGGGATGCGGGCTTCGGGTGGGTCGGGTGGCGCGGTGCCGGTGCGCGGGGCTCCAACGGGCGCCTCCCCAGTCAACATGGCGCTGCCCACCATCGCAGCGCTCCGCGCGCGGTTGGGTGGCCCGCGGGAGAGTCTTACCGCGAGGATCTTCGGGGCGTGAGGGATCTTACCGCGGAAGAGGCTCGAGAGTTTGCGGCAGCTTGCTACCGCGACCCGGTGCTCTTCTGCCGGGAGTTCCTCTCCCACCTCTTCCCTTCTCCGATTCCCTGGTTCCATCGAGCGCTCCTCAGCGTTCTGACCGGCCGGACGGCGTTCTTGCACAAATACGGAGAGCTCGACAAGATCATCTCCAACTTTGTGTACGAGACCCCACAAGGCCCAAAGCCTCTCTTTGGGCTCGGCCCCGACGGGGTGGTAGAGCTCTACTGGCGCAAGTATCTCCAGATCATGATGCCCCGGTCGTTCTCCAAGACGACCATCGCTGGCATCGCGATGACGCTCTACGACATTGTGTACGAAAACTTCAAGGTGGGCGTCTACGTCTCGGAGACCTCCTCGCAGGCGGAGATGCAGCTGGACAACGTGAAGCGGGAGCTCTCGGAGAATCCCAAGTTCATCCAAATCTTTGGCGACCTGAAGCCGGAGATTCGCGACGCGGAGAAGTGGAACGCTAAGGTGTTTGAGACCACGCGGGGGATTGCGCTCTACGCCCGTGGCAGCGGTTCCCAAATCCGCGGCCTCAATCACCGGGGCGTTCGCCCACAGAAGATCATCGTAGATGATGTGGAGGATCGAGAGTCCGTCAAGACGGAGCTCCAAAGGCGGAAAACCCGGCAGTGGTTCTACGGTGATCTCATGCCGGCGTTGCAGACGATTGGAGATGGGCAGATTGTGGCGCTGGGGACGTTGCTCCATCCGGATGCACTCCTTCGGCGGCTCCAGGACGACGAGCAGTGGAGTGTGGTCAAGCTCACCATCCGAGCCAGAGACGGCTCCTATCTGTGGCCGCAGGCCATTGACGAGAAGAAGGAAGCGCAGCTCAAGCGCTCTTACGCTCGGGTAGGTGAGCTTCCCACCTTCTATCTGGAGTACTACAACGAGGCGCGGGCGGAGGAGACGAGCGGCTTCCGGCAGTCAAACTTCCGCTACGGGCGTCCCGCCCCGGAGGAGGTCATTGTTGCCACCAGCACCTACATGGACCCTGCGATCTCCAAGAACCAGACGGCAGATCAGTGCGTCATCGTGACGGTGCGGCAGAATAACAAGGGATGGATCTACGTTTCGGCTGGCTGGGGGAAGCGTGGTGCCACCGTGGATGAGATGCTGGATGAATACTTTCGGCAGCACAACCTCTTCAAAAGCCGTTTCAACGGGGTGGAGTCTAACGCCTTTCAGGCGGCCCTGGTTCACGAGATCCGGAAGCAGATGTTCGCCCGGCGGACCTACTTCGAGGTAACGCCAGTTCACAACGCGCGGAGGAAGTCCGAACGGATTCGCGGGGTGCTCCAGGCGCGTTTTGCGTCCCACTACATCATCTTCGAAGAGTCTCTTCCGGAGCTGGAAACACAGCTCCTTGACTACGACCCCGACAGGGATCAACATGATGATTGGCCCGATGCACTCGCAGGGGCTATTCAGCTGCTTGACCCTGTAGCATCCTACAACAACCTGGAGATGGCGAAGGATGAGGATGCCATCCCAGAGCTGCTTGAAGAGATTGGCGGGAGCGCAGACTTTGCGAGCTAGGAGGGGCGAAGCCCCATGACCAAGCCGGAAGATAGAGTGGCGGACACGGAAGGTCTGGGTGATGAGCCTAAGGACGATTGGGAGCGCATCGAGCTCGCCGAAGGTGAGCGGCCCATCGATCTTCTGAAGCCCAAGTCCAAGAAGCATGATCAGGTCTTGGACTACCTCATGACTCGGCTTGATCGCTCGGAGAGGGCGATGCAGCGGTTCCACCCCAGGTGGAACGTCAATGAGCTGAAGATGCAGGCGTACATCACGCTGCCGAAGTACGAGCAGCTGCTGAAGAACATGAACAAGCAGGGGAGGCCGCCGAAGAACGTCTCGATCATCATTCCCACCTCCTACGCGACAGTTGCTACGATTACGACCTTCATGACCCACGCCTTTGTCGGGCGGAGGCCGGTCTTCCAGGCTGGGACCTACGACGACAAGTGGATGCCCAATGCACGGAATCTGGAGCTGGTGAACCAGTATAACCTGGACCACAACCGCTTCGTCCGCGCGTGCGCGCAGGCAAACCAGGATTGGCAGATCTACGGAGTTTCTGCCTACCGGCTGGGTTGGACGAAGGAGATGCGGATGCGGACGCGGCGGCGTCCGGTAGAACGCCTCTCCTACGACGGCACTCCCGTTCGCGCAGGGATGGAGACTCTTCGGGAGCTCACCCGAGTTTACGAGGGGAACACTGTCGTTCCGGTGGACCCCTACACGTTCTTTCCTGATCCCTCCGTTCCGATGCACCTGGTTGCGGAGAAAGGAGAGTTCGTCTTCTGGAGAACCTTTGAGGGCAAGCATCAGCTTCTGAAGGATGAGGCTGATGGGATTCTCAAGTGGGTCAATGCGGCGGCGACGAACCTGGGGGCTGGCCGATGGAACTCCAGCTCCTCCAGAGGGGCCTCCCTCCGGTCGGTTGCCTACGACGGCGAGCCCCACCCAGAGGAAGGTGATTACCCTGCTCGGATCGGCGGGCGCGCTGGGATCAAGGACCGATACGTTGTGGATCAGGGGACGGTGGAGATCATCCCGCGGGAGCTGGGGCTGGGGAATGAAACCAGGCCGGAGAAGTGGCTCTTCACCATTCTCAACCAGGATCAGATCGTCCAGGCGGAGCCCTTCATCTCGGACCACGGGCTGCACCCGGTCGCGGTGGCGGAGCCTGGTGTGCAGGGCTATGGGCTTGGCAACCCTGGGACGATCGACTACACAGGGCCTCTGCAAGATGCGATCTCCTGGCTGTTCAACAGCCACATGGACAATGTGAGGAAGGTCATCAACGACAGCTTGGTGGTCGACCCGAAGATGATCGTGATGAAGGACCTGAAACCGGAGGAGAATGAGGTCCATCGGATCATTCGGTTGAAGGAGTCCATGCTTGGTTCGGACGTCAAGCAGGCCATCTACCAGCTTCCGGTGCAGGACGTGACCAGGGGGCACATTGCAGACATCCAGGTGCTCTTCGGGATCAACGAGCGGATTACTGGTGTGTCGGATAACATGATGGGCTTCCAGGACCTGGGCGGGCGAAAGACCGCCACGGAGGTCCGGACGGCAGCGGGGGCGGCTTCAAGTCGTCTCGCCCACACCAATCGACTCGTGTCCGCCCAACAGATGGTGCCGCTTGCGGAGATGATGACCCTCAACAACCAGCAGTATCTGAGTGACGACTTCTTCATCATGATTACTGGTGAGGAGGGAGCGAAAGCCCCGATCAGGGTTTCCCCAGAGATGATTGTTGGGGACTTCTATTTCCCCCAACATGATGGTACGTTGCCCTTGGATCGGGTAGCGTTGCTTGATGTCTGGAAGGAAATCATGACGCTGATCCTGGGCTCCCCAGTGTTGCAGCAGTCACACGAGCTGCCCCGGGTGTTTGAGTACGTTGCGGACCTGGGTGGGGCGCGGAACATCGAGACGATGCGGCGGGCGCAGGTGCCTTCGAATACTCCGGTCATGCCGCAGCCGGATGGCGCGGTGGAAGACCAGGCGCGACGCGGAAACCTCGTTCCCATCACTCCGGATGTGCAGAGGATGATGATGTGAAGTTTGCGGAGTTTCAGAGGAAGTCGCAGCTCCTGGCTTTGCAAGATGGCAATCTCTCAGAATCCGAGCGCCTCTGGCTCACTGGCGTTCTTCGGCACCCTACGATGCAGAAGGCCCTTGGCCATGTGTTGATAGAGTGTGCGGGGATGGCCTCGCAGATTGCTGCGATGCCGCTGTGGGGTGAGGAGAGCTTGGCGAAGGCTCGAAAGCTTCAGGGCATCTCAGAGGGATATGTCCAAGCGCTCGAGCAGTTGTTCGGCATGGCCGAACTGGAGAGTGAGAATGAGCGAAGTGCCGACGACAAATACGCCGGAGACTCCGACGGCAGCGACGCCGACTCCGACGGAGACCTCCCCCCAACGTGATCTGAGCGTTGAGGACGTCCTTCGCTTTGACCCCTTCACGGAGGGGTTCGAGGAGGATGTGCCGGATGCCGAGGAACCTGCGGCCGCTCCGGCTGGTGGTGCGCCCACCAAGGGCGAGGGAAATGCGCCGCCGCCGGCAACTGCTGCGGCTGCTCCTACTGCTGGAACGCCGGCTCCTGCAGCCGGAGCGGCTGCGGCACCCGCCCCCGCCGCCGCGCCCACAGCGGATTCCATTCAGGAGCTGACGAAGACGACGCGGCTTCTGATGGAGCAGAATGCGGCGCTTGTGGAGGCGCTGCGAACGGGGAAGGGGCTCCCCCCAGGTGGTCCCGGCGGGGTCCCTGGGTCTGGTGCTCCTGGGGCCCCTGGTGCGGCCGCTCCTGCGCAGGAGCCGTTGCCGCCTTACGTCTTCAACATCCCCCAAGAGGTTGCTGCGTTGATCCTCTCCGAGGAGCCGCAAGACCGGATCAAGGGGATGCAGGCCATGTTCTCCGGCGCGCTGCAGGCAGCCCACCGGAATCTTCGACAGGAGTATCGGAGCTGGGTCGAAGCGCAGAACAAGGAGCTGGCGACCAACATCCAGCAGGAGCTCCGCCGCTCCGGCGAAGCCCAGTCCATGGTGTCCGACTTCTACACGAAGTTCCCGAGCCTCAACAGGCCGGAGCTTCGTTCTCTCGTGCAGATCGCGACACAGCAAGTGTCTGTGGAGCTGGGGGCAAAGGCCTGGAGCCCCGAACTGCGCGACAAGATCGGGGAGAGGGTCTTCTCGATCCTCAGCCAGGTGGTGCCGGCCAGCGCACCGCCCGAGTCGCCGCCTCCGTCGCGTGTCGTTCAGCATCCGAGGATGCGTGGAGCGAGTACGCGGCCGGCAGGCATGGCTCCGGTGGGCGTAGACACAAATGCGGACAACGCGCACCTGGATGACGTTCTGGAAATCGCGGGGCTCGTGCCCCCGCGGACAAGGTGAAAACATGGCGATCGCAGGCGTGCGTGCAACCGACGACTGGGTGACCGACCAGCGGCCCAAGTCGTTTCTCGAATCCCTCATGCTTCTCTTCCCGAATGGGGATCTCCCCCTGACGGCGATGCTGGACAAGCTCCGGAAGTCCAAGGTGGACGATCCGGAGTTCGCCTGGTACAGCAAGACGATGATGGACTACCGGCTGGAGCTCGGGGCCAACCTCGACGCCACGGCAGGTACGGACACGGTGACGGTGCTCGCCGAGTCCGGCGTCCGGAACGGGGCGAGAAGCCTCAAGGCCGGCGACATCCTGTACGTCGAGCAGACCGGCGAGCTCCTGCGGGTTGCGAACACCCCGACGAGCGACACTTCGGTCGACTGCGTGCGTGGCTTCGCCGGTACGACGGTGACTGCGGTGACGTTCAACGGGGCGGGTGTCAACCCGAAGCTGCTCATGGTCGGTTCGGCGCTGCCGGAGAACTCCAGCGCGCCCCCGTCGGTGAGCTTCCAGGCGACCAAATACTTCAACTACACGCAGATCTTCCGCGACACGCTGGCGCTCTCGCGCACGGCGCAGAAGACCCGCTTGCGGACGGGGCCTCAGGTGGCCGAGTCGAAGCGGGAGACGCTGCAGCTGCACGGCATCGGCATCGAGCGGGCGCTGTGGTTCGGCGTGCGGTCGGAGGACCTGTCGGGCTCGGAGCCTCGACGGAGCACTGGTGGGATCATCAAGTTCATCGCGGACAACGCGGCGGGGAACGTGATCGACTGGCAGACCTACAACAGTGGGGCCAAGGACTACACGACGCTGCTGATGATCCTGGAGCTGGCATTCCGCTACGGCGCCACCGAGAAGATGGGTTTCTGCGGGAACCAAGCTCTGGTGACGCTGGACAAGCTGGTGCGGCTGAACTCGGATCTGAAGATCATCATGACGGGAGAGCAGAAGGAGTTCGGCATGAACGTGCGCCGGCTCATCTGCCCCTTCGGCACGCTGGTCCTCAAGACGCATCCGCTGTTCAACCGGCAGACTGGAGGCACGACGGGCGGCAGCGCGTACTACGGACGCGACGCCTCCATCGTGATCTGCGACATGGACAACTTCCGCTGGCGGTACATCGACGGAGCGAACATGGTGTACCAACCCAAGCTGGAGGCGAACGACCTCGACGGGATGATGTCGGGGTTCCTGACGGAGGGCGGGCTGGAGATCTACAACCCGGAGACCTTCGTCGACATCCAGAAGTTCGTTGGAGCGGCTGCGGGCTGATGCCCGCGTGAGGGTACGGCCCCAAGGTCCGGAATGGGCCTTGGGGCCTATCCCTGGGTACATGCATGACTCTGGCAGACTTCCACGCGACTGTCGATGCGCTCCTTGGAGAGAAGGGGGCGCTCGATGCGGAGATTCCGATTGCGGTTCGACTTGCCGCACGGAAGCTCGAGCGTGGGTTCAACTTCCGCTACATGCGGGAGGAGGTTACCAAGGACTACCCTGCATCCAACCCACCGACTACGGTGGACCTGGGAGCACGCGTGAAGAGTGTGATCTCGGGGGAGGTGCGAGAGGACGGCGGATGGGAGGGGATTCAGGAGATTGTGCTCCTGGAATCCCCTCACGTCCTTCTAGACTCTCAGGCGCTGGAGGACAAGTTTCCCATCTGGGTGAAGAATGAGAAGCTCCTCCTTCCGCTCCTCGCTACCACGGTAGCCTATGATTTGCATTTCTTGATCTATCGGCGGAGCGATTGGCCGTTGAGTAGCTACGGAGCGTTCAGCCACTACCTGGTGGATGATGCAGAGGATCTCCTCCTGGCGGAGACGATGCTCAACCTGGCGCCCGTTGGCCGAGACGCCGATCTCGTGCAGTATTATCAGAACCTCCGGAATGAGTCCGTGAGGACGCTGACCACCTCGGGCTTCATTGTAGCCCACGAGGACTACTAGGAGACGCGATGAAGAAGATTCTCCTGGCTCTTGCGCTGCTGCTCCTGGCCTCCGTTGCGGAGGCGCAAACCGTGACGGGGTGGTACAAGTCGCAAAGCTGTGCAGCGGCGGGGAAGATCGCCAACGCCGACCTGTCACTCAACGTGGCGGCGTACTACTGCATCAACAGCACAGCGGGGTTGAACTCGTTCTCTCCGGTGCTCTTGACCTCCGGTTGGGTGTTGGACGTCGTTCGGGCTGGGGACATCCTGCAGGGAGCGGCCGGTGCCTGTCAGGTCGAGCTCTACGCACCGTTCAAGGGGGCTGGTGCTACCGTTACGACTACTACAGGCATCGCTCCAATCCGTGGAGATGTCGATGGGGATGGTGTAGAGGAATCCTCCTATCCGCTGGATGGGACGCAGAACCAGGTGGCGCTGCGGGGGTTCCTCTCACCAAGCCTGGTGTTCAAGGTGACGACCTTACCACTCGCTGGAGAGCAGTGCGTGATCGCAGTGCTCGGAAGGAGATAGTATGATCAAGAAGCTCTTCCCGCTGCTCGCGCTGCTCGCGCTGCTCGCGCTGCTCTTCCCCGCCACGGTTCCGGCAGGAAGCTGGGATGTCAGCACAATCAAGTCCGGCGGTCAGGCTACGTTCACCTGGACGGCGGCGGATACTGGGGATCAGGCCAAGCTCGACATGATCGAGTGTGGCGGCGACCCCACCATCTTCGCCGAGCCGACGAACAACATTCCGGCGAGCATCGGTTTGTACCTGACCAGGACTGAGGCGGCAGCTTCAACGGCTTCCACGCTTGCGGCGACGGTTACGACGCGTGGGGACTACTCGTCGCTCAAGGCAGGGCCGTACTACCTGATGCCGGCGATTACGAGCGCTGGGGCAGGAGGGAAGCTCAAGGTTTCCTGCGGTTCTGGTGAAGCCATTCGAGTGGCTGCTGGCGGGCGCTGGGTCGCACAGACGAACCTCTTCCCAGCTTACGAACACCTGATTGAGTCGAAGATCGGTAGCGAGAGCGGTGTTCGCTTCTCCTCCGGGCACGAGGCTTTCTTCGACGACTTCAACGAGACCTTCTCCTACACGTATACAGCAAACGGTACGATGCCGGCAGCCAGTGGTGGGACGGCTGTTGCAGAGAGCTCTCCAAGCCTGACTCCGACAGGCAGCAATGTTGCGATTGCGCCACGGTGGGCACGCTCCAATGTCGGGTCACCTACCACGATCAACTTTTTCAGTCGGCTTCTGACGGGATCCTCGAACGAGCTGCACTCCTCAGCGCAGCTCGGAACTGCCGCTGGCGACACTTCCGACGGGTTCTTCCTGATGAACCCTGCGATTTCGTTAGGGATTAGCATTGGACCGAATACGTTTGGGAAGGCGTTTGGGCTTACCACAAGAGTTAGCCTTGCGGAGTCACCGCGGCAGGTTGGGGCTTTCTTCTTTGGTGCGGCCAACGCACTCCTCGGTGGCGACCTTCCGCTGACGACAGCAGGAGTTCCCTCTACCGTTCTCGACGCGCACTACTTTGGCTTCTTCATTGACGATGCGAACAACGTCAAGGTTGTGATGAACAAGAGCAACGTGGCACAGTTCTTGTTCGATACGGGGTTCAACCTGTCGACAACGTTTACGACACTCGAGATGCGGGGGCTTTTGGAGAACGATATCTCTGGCAACTGGGTAGCTGGATACATCGACTGCTTTGTGAACGGCATTCCGGTGGTGCCGGCGGCTGGACGAAAGCACTGCATCGAGCCTGCAGACCTCGTTTGGGCTCCAGGATCCCTTCCAGTGCATCTCACCTTTGGTTACGTTCACACAACTGGCGGAAACACGTTGGCGTATCGGTTGGACTACGTTGGGATGATGCGAGAGCGGCTGGTTGGACAGCAATGAAGAGTTGTGCAAAGCTGCTTCTGGTGCTTGGTGTGCTGTGGGCTGCCATTAGTTTTGCCTTGCCCGGCACGAACCAGAGGACGCACCCGCGGGCGTATCCACAACAAAGGGCAAGTGGAGGTGGGACGCCTGCAACGGGTTGTCTCGTCAACTCGAGCAACGTCAACGACTGCGAGGTGAATGGATGATGCGCAGTCTAATCGCGCTTTGGCTGTTTCTACTGGTGGCAGTTTCGGCGGGCGCGACACCGTGTACTAAGACATGGGCGACTGCGCCGGCGACTGAGGCGCTGCTGGGGACGGACCTGAATGCCTGCACGCTGGGCAACCAGCTCGCCGTCGGACAGGTAGACTTCACAACTGTTCGTACTGCGGTCAACTACACCCCTGCTGACCTCAGCGACACTGGCCTCTCGCTACGCGAACACATCGCTGGCATTGATGTGGAGCTTGCCAACTTTCTGTTCGAGGCGAGCGTCGACACCTTCTCGGAGTGGGTGAGCTTCGTCGGTATCACCGGGACACCGAACGGCACCAAGTTCCTTCGCGACGACGGCAGTTTCCAAACGATCCCTGGTGGAGGCGACGCCCTTACATCGAATCCGCTCAGCCAGTTCGCAGCAACCACTTCCGTACAGCTCGACGGCGTGATCAGCGACGACACAGGCTCCGGAGCGCTCGTGTTCGCAACGAGCCCAACCCTCGTGACACCCGTGCTGGGTGTTGCTACAGCTACCTCGGTGACAGCGGGTGGATGCGTGCTCGACGCGACCGGGCTTGCCTGTGCTGCCAACTCGACAGCGGGGCAGTTTTGGAAGCTGTTTGAGGACTCCGACCTTGGTGCTCACTTCCTCTCAATCGACATTGCTGGAGTGAATCTTGCGGCCAGCAAGACGTTGACCCCCGACACAAACGGCGAGTTCGATGCGGAGGAGCTGCTTACCGACAACACAGTAGACGACGGTCACCTCGACATTACCGAGGAGGAGTGCTTCCCGCTCTTCACGCCCGGCTCCACCATCGCCAGTACCTACGACATTCAGAGCGTGTGGCGCGCCCCAGTCGCCGTGACGATTACCGAGGTTTGGTGCGAGACTGACACCGGCACGGTGAACTTCGATTTCCAGATCGACGACGGGACGCCTGCAGACGTGATGGGTACCGATCTCGTGTGTGACGCCTCTGGTGAGACTGACAACACGAGCCTTACCGGCTCGATGGCGGCTGGGAACACGCTCGACTTCGCGATCACTTCGGTCGCTTCGAGCCCGACGAGGTTGACGGCATGCGTCGTCTACACGCGTTAGCCGCAGTCGCGCTGCTCGCCCTCCCCGCGCTGGGGAACCCAATCATGGGGATTCCCACGGGCGGAGGCGGCTGCACCGAGACGTGGTACGAAGAGGGCTTTGACGGTTCTGGCGAGATCAGCGGCATCTCAGGCTGGGCGCGCATTCGTACCCAGGACAACATCATCACCCAGACCAGTAGCCAGGCGAGCTACACGAAGGTCGGCTCCGGCTTCCAATCCGCCCACACCTACGCATACACGCCAACTGGCTCTTGTGACGAGGGTGTGGCGTTTTCGGTTCAGTGGGTAGATGCGAGCGGCACCATCCTCATGGGTGCCCGGGTAGATGGGAACAACGACGGCTACCGGATCAACTCCGGCTCCCCTCCAGAGTGGCGCACCTACTCGTTCGACGACGGTGCAGCGAACACGCTCGTTGATAACTCCTGCAATGAGTCGTTCACTGAGGCTATCGCTGCGAACGACTATGTTGGTGTCACAATCACTGGGACGGGGGCTAGCACGGTTGTCGTCTACTACGACTTCGACGCAACGGTGCCCAGCAACGACGCGGCGAACTGGCCCAGTCAGGCCGCGGCTGGTGGAACCTGCACGCTGGACGCGGACCCTGGCACCGCATACGACACACACGGAAAGTTCGTACTCGGACTCGGTGGTAACTCAGGCAGCCCATTCCAGCTCGACAGCTACGAGGCGGGGGACGACTGATGCGCAAGGGGCTGCTCGTACTCACGGTGCCGATGCTCCTCAGCATGGGCTGGTTCCTGCCTCCACCGAAGCACATCGTCTACGTCCAGCCCGGTGCGGTCTGTGCCGTACCGTTTGAGCTGGAGGTGACGCAAGCATGGCAGGTCGTTGCGCGTGGGCTGCGTGTTGGGGACTGTGTAGAGCTGGATACGAAGGTCGCGGCGCGACTCTGCTGCCCGACGACTCCAAGAACCTGCGGTGGACCTAGCGTACCTATCGCGAAACCTGTTTGTCTGAGGACGATTCGGCCATGAGACTGCTTCTCGCCCTACTCCTTGCTGTCTCTGCCTCTGCACAGACTTTCTCTGGCGTTACGGTAGGTAGCGCAGGTGGCGGCGGGGGAGGTGGTAGTGCCAACATTTCCGTAGTAATCAATGCGCGGTCTTTCGGTCAGACGGCTTCCTCGACAGAAAGCTCAGCTGGGACGCTCAACATCAAGTACGGAACGCCCGTTATGGCCTGGGCGACTGCTACGACGGTGAGCGGAACGGCAGTCAACGACACCGGCTGGGTTCCCGAGGTCTGGTTCGACTGGGACTGGGACGACTCCTCGCTCGGCACCGTCTCGCGCGGCGGGCTTACGGTTGACCTTGGCAAGAGCATCGGCGTGGTGGCGGCGCACGCCTTCAAGCCCAGCACTTTCACTGAGACATGCGGTAGCGGCGCGGGGAACTCTCTTCACCGGGTGACACTCACCGTCAGCGCGCTCGTCGGCGGCGTGCGCGAGAGTGACAGCGCAACGCTGAATGTGTGCGTTGAGGACTGGAACACGACCTACCCGACGACGAACAAGGTCGTGTTCTGCGACGAGGCCACGTGCACAGACGATCCAGGTGCTCCCGCCGGGGCGACGAATGGTGGGAACATCGCTTCGGGCGGGCTCGCAACGGCGCTCCGCTACTGCGAGACGCAGGGCGGCCCGCGCATGGTACTGCTCGAAGGTGGGGTCACCTTCACGACGGGATCGGTCAACCTCCAGGTTGGCGGTCACTCTTGTTACATCAGCAGTTACGGGACCGGGAAGGCAACCCTCAAGTTCACCGCTACATCTTCTGGTGATGTTGGTATTGCGGCCAGTAATACCGCCTGTGCAGGCTACCGTCTTGATAATGTTACGTTTGCAGGGAGTGGAACAGGACCAAAACTACTGCGGGCAAGCGGAGATACCGGGTGTGTCCTAATCATCGACTCGAACGTTTCCCAGGCGTCAGGGGATGAGCTTGCGTCAGCTGCGCAAATCGACAACCCTGGCGACCCAATGGTAAACGAGCTTTACTTTGTCAAGTTTAGCTACAACCGGCATAACTCTGGGAATAACTCTTTCTATGTGTCGTGTCGGTACTGTGCATGGGTCGGTGGGGAAGTGGATAGTACGCAGCCTGGGGCTCCCGCCGATTTCGGCGAGCACCAGATACGGTTGCCTAACTACAGTTATATGGTCATCGACGCGATGCACTTCCCTAACAAGTCGCCGGCCACGTTTGGGGGGAAGAACCTTCTGGCGCTGCGGCAGCAATGTGGATCGAACTCGCTGCCGTGTACGAAGCACGCGTCCTCGAACGTGTTCGCGATCACGCGCAGCTACTTCAAGGACACGTCGGAAGCTGGCGCAGTGGTCCTTCAGGTCAATGGTTCGGGTTCCAGCAGCGACACACTGTCGCGCACCTACGACGGCGACATCCTGCGCAACGTTTTCACGTTCACTGGCTCAAACCCGACGGACCACGCCATCGAGTTGACTAATCCGGGGCCAGACTCGGACATGGAACGTCTGCGAGTGATGCAGAACATCAACGATCAGTCGAACCTAAACAGCGGCACTGTGCGACTGCTTGGGGCGTTCGTTGGCACCAGCGATTATGTCCTCATTGGCAATGCCGTCGTGTTCAACGGCGCTGCTGCGAGCAGTACCCACACGATTGCCAACCTGGGTGCTGGAAACGGCGTAGCAAAGAACAACCTCTGCGTGGACCTTGGCGTGGGCTTGTGCGATCAGTTCCCGAACTTCGCGGAGTCCATCGACAACCGCTCCGTCGTCGTAAATCCGTTCTCGGCGACGCCTGGTACGGGCGCGAACTTCGACTTCCTGGACACCGTGATCAACCGCACCTCGGCAGCCGACATCCTTGGTGACGGCGTGGTGACGGCCTATCCGACGGACGCCTACGGAGACTCCGTTCCCAAGACTGGCGACTACGAGCCTGGTGTGGATGATGAATGAACTCAGCTTTGGCATTCTCTACGAGACTTGGGAAGTGGAGCCGATCTGTCAATAGGGGAGCTGACCGTGTGGTGGGAACAGCACTGGCCTGAGCTTGCAGCGCTGGTAGCAATCGTGTTTCACGCGGGGGTCAGCTATTCACAGTTGAGAGCTGTGAACAATCGACTCGACAAGGTAAACGGTCGCTTGGACAACCATGGCGACCGCTTGAGCGACGCTGAGAGGGACCTTGCTAACGTTCGTGGGAGGATGGGCTTGTAAGCAAGCTCTTTATCGCTGCCCAAGCTGAGAGGGACGCCAGAATGCGGGGGCACTACTTCACAGAGGAGGAACTCTCCTGCAAGTGCTGTGGGGAGAACCGGACGAAGCAGGAGCTGATCAACCTGCTGGACGAGCTTCGGGAGGAGCTCGGGAAGCCCGTCTACATCAACTCGGCCTATCGGTGTCCCAAGCACGATGGGGAGGCGGGAGGGAAGGGGCGGCATCAGACCGGCTTCGCGGCTGACGTGCGAACCTTGACGGTTGGGGAGAAGCACGCCATACTGAAGCTGGCCTTCATGCTCGGTTTCACTGGTGTTGGAGTGGCTAACACCTTCGTGCATCTGGACGTCGTGCCAGCGGGAATGGGATTCCCAACTCCAGCCGTCTGGACATACCAAAAGAGGGAGTGAACCATGGCCTTGCAGCAGGCTCTCAACACGGTGATCTCGGTTCTGGTGGCAGCGCTCCTCGCGGAGTGGCTCGACGCCAAGCTGGGTGCAGGCACTGATCAGATCGCGCAAGTAGAGCTCGCCCTCGTCGTTCTCATCGGTGGCGTGTTCAGTTTCGTGCTCGATCTCGTCAGGGCGCTGGTGTTGGACACCATTCCGGCTGGAAAGCTGCCGCGGCTCTACAAGCTGCTCGGTGGGACGTTGGTGGCGTTGATGCTCGCCTGCGCAGGAGCTCAGACTCCCGCTCAGCGGTACTACGTCGCCAAGGCGAACTACGCTTCACTGGGCGATCTCGTCAACGCTTGGTGCGCGCAGCCTTCCACACCAGTTTTGGAATGTGCACAGGTGGACGAGATCATGGACCGAACGGAGGCAGAGGTGCGGAGCATCGAAGCTCTGGCCGGACCCTCACCCGGACGCTACGAACTTGCGACAGCGTTTCTCCTCAAGGCTGTGGAGATCGTGAATCGCATCCTGGCGGAGAATGGACAATGAAGGCAGCGGCAATCGCGATGATCCTGGGGTACGTCCTCCGGGCGCTGGAGACGGTGTTCGCAGCCCTCTCCGCCTCTCCGGAGATTCGAGGTCGCGTCAAGCGGACTCGGGAGAACGTCCAGCGCATGATCGCGGAGGGGCGCGGCCCAACAGCAGAGGAACTGGCGGAGGTCGAGGCCGAGATCGTGCAGAACGCCCAGGAGCGGGACAAGGTTCTGGCGAGGAAGGCGGCAGCGGCGCCGGTGAAGGCTCCAGCTCCGTGAAGATCCAGGGCCGCGTGAGGGTTGTCGTTCGAGACGCAACTGGTCGTCTCGTGCGGGTTATTCGGGGGAGTAACCTTGTCGTAACGACAGGTCTCAACACGATCGCGGAGATCGTGAGGACCAACAACGGGAGCACCGCGGCTCCGTCACATCTGGCGGCAGGGACGGATGCTACGGTGCCGGCAGCTGGGCAGACCGCCCTGATTGCTGAGTCCGGTGTGATCGCTCGCGCGGCCCTCTCCGTTTCTCGTGCCAACAACGTGCTTACCTACAGTGCTACGCTAATAGGTGGCGCCTCTGCGCAGCTCGTCAAAGAGATGGGCCTCTTCAACGCGGGTGTGGGTGGTACGATGTTTGCGCGCTTCCTTCCAAGCGAGTTCACTTTGGAGACTGGCGGTACTGCTGCAGTCACCTGGGCACTGACCTTCGGAGACTGATGTGGCTATCACAACGCTTCCCATTGGTCTGAACAAGCAGGCGTACCAGGATGCGAGCTGGCATACGGGTCTGGACGCTGGCTTTGATGAGGCTAACACACGACTCACACTCTCTGGAGTAGCCACTCCCGAGGGGTCGGTCATCGGCCGGTTCAAGGGTCAGCACTTCTTCAGGACCGACACCAAGCAGGTCTATCGGTTCAATGGAACGCTGAACACGAACACTGGCTGGGTCTTGCAGGAGATGGATGCCTCCCAGGTAGTGGCCTCTGGGGCCTATGCCACGGTGCAAGCTGCCATCACGGCAATGGACCTGGCGCGGAAGTACGCCTTCCAGAATGCGTTCGTGAATGGGAGCTGTCTGATCTCCCAGCGGAATCCAAGTGAAAGCGCCTCTGGAACGGTGGCAGCAGGCCTGGACGTTTTCGTGCTGGATCGCATCTTCATCATGCCGATCGGTGGTACGGTGTCCTGGGCGCGTGGGGGAGGGAACCTCCCAAATGGAGCGGTGAGCCCTCTTGGGTTGGAGCTTACTGGCGCTGCCGGCATTACCAACGTGCGGGTTGGCAGCCGGTTCGGTCGGGAGTGGTGCCGTCGGATGGGCGCCCTCCTCGCAAGCAAGAACATCACCTTCGGCGTGAAGGTGAAGCACTTCGGAACGACCGGCTTGATTACGCCAGATTTCGTGGTCCGCACGACCAATCACACTGGGGCGGACAGCGTAGGAACGAAGTTCGCCGCAGCGAACATGACGCTGCGGGACACCTACGCATTTGCCGCACCCCTGGGAGCTGGGGATTCCGTCTCCTACACCAAGACGTTTGACTTGGGTGCGCTGACAGATGGGCAGAATGGGATCGAGGTCTACGTCGATCTCAAGGCTATGAACGCAGCAACGATCAAGTTCTGCGTTACGGACTTCTGGATCGCTTTTGAGGACATCTCGTCGGTTCTCCAGTGCGATCGTTTTCAGGAAGAGCTCCAGCGGTGTGAGGAGTTCTGCCAGAAAAGCTACAACTACGAAAATGCTCCTGGGTCGACGGCAGGTGGATTCTCGGGAGCAGTGACTGCCATGATGACTGGTGGTGAGGCTGTGACGACCTGGCACTTCAATCGGAGGATGCGAGGGACGCCAACAGTTACCATGTATAATCCCTCGTCGGGGGCGACGAACTCCTGGAGAGACCTGGACGCTGCGGTGGATAGGCCTGGTGCTGTATTCGCCGCTGGTGAATCTGGAGCAATCTTCACCGGAGACGATGTTGGAACGCACCAGCTCGGTGCCCACGGCTACGCCGACGCGGAGTGGTACGACTGATGAAGAAGCTCATCCACGTCGACGCTGAAGGTGTTTCGCAAGGCGTTTCACCTGCGCAGCGGAACACCGCAGTTGTTGCGTGGCTACAGGGCTCCAACGTCATTTTCAGGGAGAAGGCAGTTCGGCCGGAGCCTGGCCAGGTTTCACTCTTCCCAAAACTGGACACCAAGCCGATTACGGGCTTTGGTCAGGCAGAGAGAGGTGGTCGGCCGATCCTCTTCTGGGGACAGCGGGACAAGCTCTTTCGAGGGGACCTCTACGCCAGCCCTACGACCACGGATGTCTCGGATACGGCGTATGCGGGCATCGCCAACCAGACGAATGAGAGACTGGCAACACGCTGGTCCATGCAGGCCTGGGGCGAGTGGATGGTGGCTGCCAACGGGGTTGATGAACTTCGTGCGTTCAAGCCAGGAAACAGCACCTTCCATCCACTCGGACATGCAAATGTCTTCGGCGGGTCGTATAAGAAGCCAGCAGAGCATGTCGCGGCTGCGGTGGCGTTCAAGCCGACGCTTCTGGTTCGCGCCAAGTCTCACATGCTCGCCTTCACCCACCACGTCCATCCGACTGCTACCGCCGACAACGAGATCTCGGATGGAGAGCAGACCTACTGGTGGTGTGACGACAACAACCTGGCTGTGTGGCTTCCGGCAGCAGACAACGCCGCTGGTTCCAACATCATCAAGGATGCCCCAGCGCCAATCCTGGCAGCGAAGCCATTCCTCGATGGAGCCGCCGCCTTCAGCCTGAACACCTGCCACCTGGTGCAGTATCTGGGCGACCCGTTCTGGTTTGGAACGGTGCGAACGCTCCAGGGAATCGGGGCATTCGGAGAGTCCAGCGTGGTGCCCGTAGGGCGCGTCCTTTACGGGGCTGGTCCAAAGGGCCTCTGGCGGACCGATGGTACGGAGTATCAATACCTGGATCATCCAAGAGTGCGGGATTGGTACCTCACGCGGCTGAACTTGGATCAGAGCTCCAAGGTGGTAGTAGGGCACGATCCGACGATGGACAGGGTGATCTGGTTCTTCCCTGCAGACGGCTCTCTGGAGGTCTCTGCTGCCATCGGCTATGACTACTCCCAGAATACGTTCCACCAGCCTGGGTACGTCCGCTCTGCAGCAGCGGTTCCGGAGGCGTTTACCTTCCCGGTCATGGGGGACTTGCTCGGGAACGTGTGGAGGCAGTCTTTCCAGGACACGCCAGCGGCTCCGAGCCTCGATCCGCTGTCTTTTACGGCTGCCTACACTTTGGGGCTCGGCTACGGAGAGGGCGGCTACGGTGCCGGCGGCTACGGTGGGGATATCTCCGGCGTTGGCTAGCGGAGTCACCACGATTGTCGTTACCAGGGCGGACGGAACGAAGTATTCCGTGGGGAATGCCTCCGATGTTGGGAAGATCTCCCTGGAGACTGACTGGATTGGCGTACATGACGTCAAGCAGCTGCTCCGTCGGCTCTCCCTGGAGGCCTCTGAAGGCACTTTCAAGGTGGAGATCTACGCCAAGAACAACAGAAAGGACGTCGGAACGCTCGTTGCAAGCAAGAATCTCACAGGAGATGAAGTTGCAACGCTGCGGACTGGCTCCTACCGGTTCTACAAGTTCAAGATTCTGGACGAGAATGCTGATTCTCGCTGGATGATCACCGGTTTGGACGTGTGGGGTGAGCCGACAAGCCGGAGAGTCTACTGATGCACGGCTTGATTCCGATTCAGTGGCCCAACCCCACGATGTTGGGGTGGAAGGAATGGGCAGCACGTCTCATTCAGGAGCTGGATCGGTTCAAGTTCATCGTCAACAATCACCTTCTGCCGATTGCAGGCAGCATCTCCCTGGCCGTCACTCCGGCGACAACGACAGTGATCTCGGATGAAAGGATTGGGGTGGATTCCAGGATTGCGTTGACTGCGGCAACGGCTAACGGAGCAGCCGCCCTGGCGACCACCTACGCTACCGTAGCTGCTGGCTCTATCACGCTGAACCACACGGCGTCGACACTGACGGATCGAACCTTCCACTACGTTATCTTCCCGTAGGTAACGACGATGCGCGTCCGACACTACCCGGCACAGATTACGACACTGCCTGATGGGCGTGTTCGCGTTCGGTACCCTGGATCGGGTCTTGGATCTGCTACCTACACGGCAGAGCAGTGGGCAAACGTCCTACGGTACGAGGAGCTTGTGCGCAGGCTTGCCGAGAACCCAGGAGCGGCGCTTACAGAGGAAGAGCGAGCATTCCTTGGAGAGATGTTAGCTGCAAACAGCGCTGCCGCTCTTGGCAACTGGTTGGGTGGGCTGGCAATCCCCGGTTCCGGGTTCGAGGAGTCTCCGATCGGCTTCCTGAGTGAGGCTTGGAGCGGACCTGCTGTAGGCAACTGGAGTCTCAACCTACCCGTTGTCAGTCGCAACTCTCAAGGGGACTGGATTCCAGCTAACTATGCCGGAGTCGACGCACTCAGGTATCTGTACGGCCCCTCGCAGTACGACGAGTTTCAGCGTGGTATGCTGAACACAGGTGGAATGACCACTGTGGACCTTGGTGGACAGGGCATCTTCACCACACGGGACCCTGCAAGAGACATGATCGACCAGCTGGCACGGCTGGGCCAGGGAGTCTACGAACTCTTCGGCAGCGGTGGTGGTCGTCGGGGTGGTGGTGGTGGTGGTGGTGGTGGTGGATCTGCCGGTGGAGGGGGAGGAGGGGGAGGAGGAGGAGGAGGAATGGCATCTTCAGCCAGGTTGAACCTTCCGAAGTTCCTTCGGGAGACCTACAAGGACTATCGAGATCTGGCGTCGGAGACCTCGGATGCACTCCGCGGCCTCGGTC